TTCATTATACAATCTACCTTTTCTTTTTGGCAATCGTATAATTTAAATGGTTGTAGACCTCTATCAAGTGTAATAATTTTTACATACTTTTCTATAAAATATACAGGATCGTTCTTACATTTAACGTATTCTTCTATTTCTTCCTGTGAGAAATCATGCTGATAACCTAATGGTTTTAAATTAGGATTACCGTGATAACTATTACTTGCTTCTGTCATCTGGTGTAACGTCTATTGTTTTTCTGTCTTCGTCCTTGATAGCTTTTAGTAAGTCCTTTGTGCTACCTACGAATAAATTGTTCTGTGTTTTTATCTGTCCTTTTTTAGGATCGTCTGCTGTAACTCTTTTCTGTCTTTCATGAACATCAATCATATCTTTAGCATTGTCTTGTA